GAGCAATCCCGACGTCATTCTCAACGCGATCAACTCACGACTCCCGCAGGTCAAAAGAATGCTTCAATCAGGAGACCGCCGATGAGCCTCACCGCGATTACAGACACGGAGGCGGATCCTCTCGTTTTGACGACCTCGATTTTTCCGGACTGGTCTCAGGGAGTCCTTGCGTCGCTCTCCTATGCCTCAAGTCGCTCAGCTTCGCGCTCAGGCCTCGAACAAGGGCACTCGAGGGGGAAACACGCGAAAAAGTCTCTCGAGCTCACCGTTGACGGAATGGGGCAGGAGGCCGCCCTCGACATTTTCTCCGTCATGGAGAACCGCGGCCGCGGGCCCTTGTTGATCCCGTGGTTTTCGGAAGGCCTCCGATTGAGCTCGAGCATTGCCGGCGCCGCTACCTCCGCACAGGTCGAGGTCGCTCCCCTGGGCGACTGGCTACCCGGGAACGCCGGTCAGGTTTTAGTCGGGACGTACCTCCGCACGGTCACAGGAATTGCCGATCGCGTCTTGACGTTCGCCGCCGACGGATCCGCGCCGGCGGCCGCGGCCGGGACATGGATTTACCCGATGCGCCTCGCCGCCATCGAGCGGCCGGACGATTCCCTCGCCATCATTCGACACGACGCCGCGCGTCAACGCCTCCGGTTCGTTGCTCTCTCGAAATGAAGCATTATCGAACACTCTCGATTGTTCCCGACTTTCGCGAACCGCCGAAAGGGGGAGTCGTCGTCGAGAGATCAGACACCGCCCTTAACGGGGCGAACACGTTTTCCCGATGGGGTTCCTACAACTGGCGAATCAATACCCTCGATTTTGTCCTCCGCGGTCCGAGCGAGGTCCGAGCAATGAGGCAGTTTTTGCAACGAGTTCGGGGAAGCTGGAAACCGTTTTATGTGCCGTCATGGATGCGGGATTTTTCCGGGATCGGAACCGTCGCGGCCGGATCTCGAGTCGCTACCATTGACAGGAACCTTTCGAGCCTCCTCGAGGCCGGCGACTATCCGGACACCTGGGGGCGGACTGTCTACTTTTTCGCCGGCGGGACGCTTCACGTCGCGCGCGTGATCTCGAGTACAGCGAACGGGTCGAACTGGGATCTCCTCCTCGACATGCCGTTCCCCGTCGGAATGGATCTCACCCGGGCCCTTGCCGGGTTCGCATGGTTCGCCCGGATCGGGTCAACCGAACTCGAGTTCGAGCATATAACGCCGGACCGCGCCGGGATCACTCTCGGGATCCGCGAAACTCGCAACGCGATCACCGGAATTCCCTCCGGGAGCTATGAGCTTTCCGACGCCGGCATTTACGAAAGCGAGCCGTTCGAGCTCCTCCTCGAGGACACCGGGTTTCCCGGCCGCTCAGACATGAGGACCGCGATCGCCCGGGGCCCGATGGTTTATTCCGAATCGCAAATTTTCAATTTCGTCAATGAGTGGAGCGCGACGATTAACGCGGCCGGCACAGTGACGTTGACGGACGGATCCGAGACGAGGACCTCCGCGATTTACGACGGGGGCGCAACGGTCGAACATATTTCCCTCGCCTTTGACGTCCTCGGGGACGAGGCGATAGCATGGGTCAAGGATTTCTCGACGATCCGCCTCCGTTGGCATGCCTCCGGAGTTCCCCAGGCCCTCGAATTCACCGGGACGACGCCGCTCCTTTTCCAAAACTGGACGATCAACGGAACGATCGCAGGGGGCGACGCGGATATCGTTTGTTATTACGTCAAAGCGGACGACTCGAAACTGTTCGCCCGATATCAACGGGACAGTTTCGCGACGGAGTACACCGCGGCACTCCTCCCGGTCATGCCGCTCGCCTTGATCGAAAACCTTTACACCGGGGAGACGCACGAAATCAGCGCGATCTCGACGCGACACACGCGATTGACGATCCGATCAGGGACCTACCCGATCCCGTTCCCGCCGGTCACCGATGAGCTTGCCGCGGAGGCGTCATTTGTCGGCGACGTCGAGGAACTCCTCGTCGTTATCCCTACAGTGAGCGAGTTCGTTGAGGCGGAGACGTCTTTCGACGGAGAATTCCGATTGATTGCCGTTCCCTTCGTTGCTCCTCTCGAGAACGTCAACGCCGGCACGTCGATCGATCAGGGAGCTTATATTTACCTCGGGGTCGATCCGGTTCCGACTCCGACGCTCTCGAGCGATGAAATTACAAGTGGCACCGAATTTGACGGCGGATACACTTTGACCGCGGTCGAAGCGGACGGATCCGACGCCGCCGGCGGATCAACGGAATTCTCCGGAACCTACGAAAATGTTTTATGAATCCTGAAACTCTCCACATCGAAGCACCTCGCCCGGGCGTACCTGCAGCAATCAAAACCGACTTGCCGGCGTTCCCGGCGCGGACTATCCCGATCAACGCGGAGCGACGCGCGAACGTGCAAGGCCGAATCCGCGTCGAGGTCCTTGACGCGAAAACGGGAGACGTCGTCGAGGACAAAGGATGGCAGAAAAACTTGATCCTCGACAAGGGCCTCGATCTCATTTGCAACGTTGCAACGAATCAGACTCTTTACGAGAAGCTCTCCGCCTGTCACGCCGGCACAGGGACGACGGCAACGAAGCAAGCTCCGAACGGCACCTATGCGCAGAGCGGTACAACTGTCACCCGGTCAACGGGATCGGGGACCTTTGAAGTCGGCGACGTGGGACGACGGATCCGGTTCAGCACCGGGGAACAGGCGAAAATCGTCTCGAGGACCTCGAGCACGGAGATCGAGGTTGATCGGAGCGCTACCGTCGCCGCGACGACTCTCGAAATTTTCCGGACGAACGACCTCGGACTCGTCACTTACGTTAAGGGGACGAACACGCTCAGCGGGGAATCAGGGGCGAACCAAACGACCGTGAATTCGAGCACCGGGGACGTGACGCATCAAAAGACGTTCATTTTTTCGGCCGAAAGCGGATCCGTGAACTACACGGAAATTGGAATCGCGAACAACGTCAACTCGACGACGGGCGGTTCGAACAATATGTTTTCCCGGGTCGTCCTTGCGAGTGCGGTCTCCCTCACGGCGGGGCAACAACTCCGGGTCACCTATCAAGTCACCCTCTCCGACTCGGGACCTCTCACGCCTACCGCCCGCACCCTCGATATTCCGGGATGGCCCTACGTTTACGAGATCGTCTCGATTTCCTCGAACGGATCCGCGATCACTTTGACGCTTGATAAAAATCATCATTACATCGTGGGAGGGAAGGTCAATATTGACGGAGCTCTCCCCGTCAAAACCGCGATCACCGCGATTGCCTCCGACTCGAGTACCTTCACTGTCACCGCCGTCGGACACGGGAAAAGCATCGCCGACAGTATCGAGATCGAGGATTGTACCGTCACCGATTACAACGGGACGTGGACAATCGACGACGTTCCCGACGCCGACACGATCGTCGTTTTGAGTGCCGCGAATCCCGGCGCCGCCTCCGACGGGACGGTTCGCCTCACGACGCCGGGAACGTGGTACGATGGGGAATGGACGATCGCGAGCGTCTCGGGGGCAACCTTGACGATCACCTCCTCGATCACTCCCGGGCCCGCGGGGGCGTCGGGAACCGCCTACAACAATCTCAACGCCGTCGTCATGCACCCTTTTTACGGGTGGACTCAACAGAGCGAAATCTTGTCACTCGGGGCAGATAACAAACTCGTTCGTCTTTATGAGGGCCTCCGCGTTCGGGCGGGTCTCGCTCGCAACTCTAGTGCAAAAACTCCCTCCGCTTTTCCTTGGAACACGTCGGCGGGAGGGGATTCGATCCCGGCCGCTACGACGATGGAAACATACGTGAACGGATCCGGCCGGCGGGTCAACACTTTCACCTGGGGCGTTGACGAGGGGAATTTTACCGACATCAAACAAATTTGGGTCTATTTCCTCGGGACCGGAGTTCCGACGGTTCCGATCGTGAATATTTTCATTTCCTTCGATGAGAGGCAGCGAAAGGATTCCGGATATGCTCTCGAGCTCACTTTTACCCGGACGGTCGAACAGATCCTCGCATAAACCGCCATGGGGGCCGTCAATTTCCAACCGTTTGCAGTGCAAGGGCACGAAGGGACGCCGCAAGCGTCTCCTGTCTACGCTTACGCGATCCGGGCGGACGATCTCTCCGACGGGGTATTCCTGACGTCATGGGACGAGTCTCTCGCGATCTCAGGCCTCCCGGCGAGGTTCGGGGCCTCGAACCCGCAAACCTTCGCTCCGACGCAAATTTCGCACGCTCCTATAACCCGGCGGGCGGACTTTGACCGGAACGGGTTTGAAGTCGTCGCGCGATTTGATACGGCGAACCTCCCCGCCTATTTCCTCACGACGCCGACGGTCCCGCTCACCGTCGAGATCATTCGAATCGCGAAAGGCACCGTCGGCACCGCCGGCGCCGATATCGCCGCCTGGGGAATCGACACCTATGTCGTTCAAAGCGGATTAATTCAGACAGTCACCCTCGAGGGCGACGTCGTCACGGTCTCATGCACTCCTAGCGCTTTCCACATGGAGGGATCCGTCCCCCGCCTTTGGTTCAATCGAACTTGTCAATGGGCACTCTACGGCGCCGGATGCGGTCTCGACTCTACAGCGTTCGACTGGGAGTCTCAGATCACCGCTCTCAATCAACGGAATCGACAAATCACCGTCTCGGGAAACAACGGGCAAGTTCCAAAATGGTTCGAGGCCGGGTTCCTCGAGCATAACCCGACGGGGGGAAGATTTACCATTTTCGGGGCATCGATCAACGGTTCCTCGGATACCGTCCTCACCCTGGGGCACTGGAACGGGGCCCTCGAGGTCGGAGATCAGGTCGTTTTGTATCCCGGGTGCAATCGGACCGTGAATCACTGCACGAACAAGTTCAACAATGCCGCGAATTTTGGAGGGTTCGCGAAAATCCCGGACCGGAACCCAACAATTCATGGAGTTTAAATGGACCGCCGAACGCGTAGCGGCCGCGCGAGCTCGCCTCGAGGAGTTTGACGGGACGCCGCACGTTCACCGGCGGGCGGTCCCGGGAGTGGGCGTTGATTGCGTTCACCTCGTCATCGAAGCACTCCGGGCCGCCGGCGCCGTTGACGACGATTTCCGCGTTCCCGGGTATCGCCGAAACGCCGGCGTGAGCAAGACGCGCAACGAAGTCGAGGACGAGTTCCTCGCCGCCTTTGATTGCGAGGCCTTGCCGCCTGGGGAAAATCTCCTCGACGGCGATATCATCATTTTTGCCGTGCGCAGGACGACGAATCACGTCGGGATTGTAATGTCGGGGCATTTGTGGCATTGCCTATGGAGCGGGGGCACGATCAACGAGGAGCTCGCCGCTCTCGATCGCTCCCGGGTTCAAAGCATCATTCGATTGAGGTAAAAAATCATGGCAGGCAACGGAAAAGGATTTCTCGCGATCGGTCTCGGACTCGTTACCGGAGGACTCGCCTTTGCCGCGGTGGGAGCAATCGGGGCCGCGAGCCTCGCTCCCATTGCCGCGGGCCTCGCTTTCAGCGCTACCGCCGCCCTCGTCATGGGAGGAGCTCAGGACAAACCCGGCGACGGTACCGGCAATCAACCCGACGAGCTCTCGATCAATACCGCAACGGAGAGTACCCCGATCCCGGTTCCGTTCGGCCGCGTTCGCCTGGGAGGAAACATCGTTCGATATGACAAGCGAACGTTCAAGAGCAAACCGATTTACGCTGAATCAGCGGATCAACAGGCGGCCGGCGGCAAAGGCGGCGCCCTCGGGGGAGGAGGAGGCAACGGCGAAACCGATCAGATCACAGGATACGAATATCGCCTTTCCTGGGACCTCGCGTTTTGCGTCGGTCCCGTTGACAGGATCACCGGTCTCCTGAGCCAGCCCGGGGAAAAGAATCTCCTCGCGAGCAAACCGAACAAGAACGGCGACACGACGGTCAACGTCCTCAATTTCGACGAAACGACATTTCGCCTCAACGAGACGATCTCCGACTATGAGGACGTTCCGTTCGAAGGATCCGCCCGATTCTATTCCGGAGCTCCGAATCAATCCCGTTTCGGATCCGACGACTACGACGAACCGGAGGACAATCACCGGCACGTTTGCTTTATTCATTTCAAGGATTTTCGAATGGGTCGATCGCCGGCGCCGCGGACGACGAGTCTCGAGGTCCTCCGATGGCCGCGCCCGGTAGACGCCGACGGGAACCCAATCGCCGGATTCCGGTTCCGTGGGAGCATGGATTCGAACGCGTCAACGTGGTTAGACGCGAACCCGGCCGCCGCAATGTTCGAGGTCCTCACAAATGACATTTGGGGCGCCGGCGTGAGCATTGATCAAATCGACGTCGACTCCTTTGTCGAGGCCTCGCAATTTTTCGCGGATCGCAATATCGGACTGAGCTTCGTTCTCTCCTCACAGGACCGCCTCTCGGAAGTGATCAACTTTATGCGGGATCACGTTCAAACCCTCGTCATTTGGAACGGCGAAAAGGTTCGCCTTGTCGTTCTCATGGACCTTGCCGGGGCGTATTCTCCTCTCGTTCGGGTTACCCGGGATCAGGTGAGCAAACCGGTTTTTTCCCGCCCGACTTGGCCCTCGACAGTTAACGAGATCCGAATCAATTTCGTCAACCGTCTCAAGGGGCACAAAACCCATACCGTCATTGATCAGGACCTCGGGAGCATTCAGACAATCGGCCGGATTCAATCGCGATCTCTCGAGCTCCCGGGTTACTCGACGCGAGGACTCGCCTCGAGGCAGGCGCGCCGGTTTCTCCTTGAGGCCGCCTATCCGCAAGCGTCTTTAAAGTTCGGGATGAACCGCCTTCACGCCGGCATGGAACCCGGGGCATTTATTCAATTCGTTTGGCCCGATTGGACGACGGGACAGGCGGTCACGTTTTGGCGGATCCTCGAGATTCAGGACGATCAAACCGATTCCGGAGAACTCGAGCTCACTTGCGTCGAGGATACCTATGCCGTCCCTTACGAGGGCGCCGTCGAACCGTTTCAAGAACCCGACGCCGCTTTCGAGGAGGCCTCCGACGTTGACGAGGACGACGTAAGCACCGGCGACGATCACAGCATCGAAGTGACGGGCGATTTCGGGCCCGCCCGGATCTATGAACCGGAGGGCGTCGTCACGAACGGGGCCCGGGTCGCTCTCATCGCGTTTCAACGTCGTTCCGGGTATATCGGTTACGTCGCGTGGAACTGGCAGATCACGGGAACGGGGAACACGATCGGGATCCCGGCCGCGGCCGCCTGGGGCGCCTTCGGAACCCTTGACGGAGCGATCACCTCCTCGAGCCGCGTCATTGATCGGACTTTCACCTTTGATTTTCTCCTCGAGCATGCCGACGACGCTCTCGATATCCTCAACGCGGCCGCTTTCATTGACGACGCCGGCGATCACGTCTCCGATCTCGTCTCGAGCGCTCTCGC